CAACGATTGCTACGTACCTGCTACTACTATGTTTCGCAACATTACTTACTTGTCTCGACCTCCTTTCTGGAAGAAATACTGGAAGCAAAGCAAACCTCACCCGATCTCTGATCCTGCTCACGAAGAGTACGAAAAGGACTGGCTGAAAAACCGCTCGCTCAAGTTTTTCGATAGAGAAACGATCACCCTCGTACTCTCTGCTCGTCGACCAAAAGAAACACCTGAACTCGTTCAGACTTCTTTCGACAAGTTCGAACTGCCTCAACACTTCATCATTCGTGATGAACATTTCAACAATGGAATCAGATGGACAACCGAAAACGGACGTCCGAATCGCATGCTACACCCCGTGGCTATGCCTGACCTACGATACTACCCATGGAACCTGCCCCCAAACGCAGAAGCACCTTGGAACATCAAAGGCTACAGATTCAAACCCACCTATCGCAATGTCGACGGTGAAACTGATAATCCCAAGCTACAAGAAGCTGTGAACAAGAAATGGGCCTACACAATCCGCGATACCATCGACATCGATGATTATCTCAAATTGAAACAATCCCTAGGGATGACTAATTCTAGTTCTCCTTCATTTCACAACTTGTATAATGAAATATTCGTCCGTAATCGACGCTTGATCCATGAGATCAAACACCTGAATCCCAAATTCTGGTCTGAAGACGGCAAACCCTTACCTTATTTTTGGAATACTGTTCATATCAAAACGACTGTAGTCGAAGAGGGCAATGAAGACAAAATACGAATTGTTTTCGGTGCACCTAAACTTCTTCTCTTCGCTGAGAACATGTTCCTTTGGCCTTTACAAGCCACCTATCTCAACACTGAGACAGGATTTATGATGTGGGGACGCGAAATCATCCGAGGAGGATGGAAAAAAGTGAACTCAGAACTCAACGAACTAGGTTACGATCACGGAATACTGTGCATTGACTGGTCCAGCTGGGACAAACGGTTCTCTTTTGAATTACAGACTGAAATCCACAAGATCTGGCGATCTTATTATGACTTCACGAAGTATGAACCAACTTCCACCTACCCCGATGCAACACCCAACCCTCAAGAAATCGAAAGGTTATGGACTTGGACCTGGTCAGCTACTCTGAACACTCCTCATCTACTACCTGATGGCTCTCTTGCCAAATGGAACTACTCCGGTTACGGATCTGGTTACCAAGGCACACAGCTAACCGACTCTTTCGGAAATGCTATTGTCACCACGACATGCCTTTCCTCAATGGGTATCAACATATTCCGAGAATATCTTTATGCTAAATTTCAAGGAGATGACGCCTTCGTGCGTTTTCTACTCTGGATGATGCAAATCTACGGCAAAACCTTTCTTCCTAAATTCGAAGAAGCTGCGCTCTACTACTTCGGTCACAAACTTGCAACTTTGAAATCCAAAGCTCTCCAAACAATCGAGAAAGCAAGCTGGCTCAGTTACGAGAACAAGCACGGTTTACCTTTCCGTACAAAAGAAGATTTACTCAGACACCTATTCTTTCCACGACGTGCTCGAACACAGTCACAACTTGCTGGAGCTGCTCTAGGCTTAGCTTATGCTAACGCTGGCATCCACGAGACTTTCCATGACTTATGTGAGTACATTTGGGAAAAATTAGTTCACGAAAAAGGACTCGAACCTGAAATCACTCGAGATGTTCAAACCATGATCACAAGATCAGGATACATCCCAGGACTCGAACCTATTTTCAATCACTCAAAAGAATTTCCTTCCTTTTTGAAGCTCGCTGCTCAAGTCGAGACTTACACACCTCGAAGCGACTCAGAAAAACAGAAGCTCTGGCCTGACAAGCCCGCTCCTGGACGAAAATTCCACTTCCTCAACCCGGTCTAGTTT